TTGTAAACTTGAGTGCCACAATGCTTCGACCGCTTAAAAGGTCATAAAGATCGCCGACATTGTTTACGTCGTCAAATTGAGCAAGTCCGTCGGTAGAAATAGACCAATCGCGTAATCCAGCGATATGGTCGGCCCAGCCGCCGTCGTCCTTACAAGTTGCGTCAGCAAGGTCAACGTTTACGGATAATTCAGATGAGGTGGCGCATCCAATTAATACGTTACCAAAGTAAACGTTTAAGAGCGTGCCGTTAAATTTGCCAGTTGTAGCCATATTTTTAGAGGTTAAATGCTAATTTTTTTTAAAAATAAAAGGACTTTCAATAATTGCAAAACAATAAATTTTAAGTGTAGACCAAAAAGTTGCCATCCTGATCAATTATTATTTCAAATAGTTCGTCAATAATAAACCGCTGAGCTGGTAAAATTGTCGGGTAAAGTCCGCCAACACCTTTAAAGCTTGCGGAAATAGTTGCAACGTTTTCCATTGGAGCCGACTGGCTTATTGACTCAATCATTGCCAAACCTATAAAGGTTAAATTATCGTCTTGCCCAGCTGACAAATAAACGCGCTCACGATTGACGTAAGCGTTGAATAAATCGCCAAAGGAAAAGCCGTCTTGAATATAAAGTGATTCGCTAGATAAGGACCAGGACGCCAGTCTTGAAATATGGTCTGCAAAAAATCCCGACTCGTTGCTTGTCTTATCAAGTTGTCCCATTTCAGCGGACAACTCGTAACTAATTGACTTGGCAACTTGATTGAGTCCAACCGTTACAAATAAAGCGGAGCCGTTTACCTTAGCCATTTATCCAGTTCTCAATTGTCATAATTTCGCGATGCACAACATTTGTATCTGTTATACTTGACAGGCTGGTTTGTTGAATAAGCTTAGCCGTAACAATTTTGCCAACTTGCAAAGCCAAATAATTTTCAGGATAAAGGCAAACGATTTGTAAAATAGAATCAGCGATTGAGTCGGCATCCAAGCGTCCGTATGGCGCAATTGCAGCCGTTACAACGTCCAAAGTGATTGTGGTTATGTAATTATAGTCTGTATTGTCCTTGTCGTCCTCCTGGGTCTGATTCCCAATAAGAATGTAAGGAAAAACAGCCACGTCAGGCGCAAAAGTATCGTAACAAGGAACAAGCGCACCTTTGTAAGTAATCGTATTATTTAAAGCCGTCCAATAAGCCTTTCGAATAAATGGTTTTATATTTCTCATTTTTCAAGTAATTTTTTTAAAGTGCGCTCAATGTTTTTTGGCAATTCTGTCCGTTGTTTAAAAACCTCGGGATAAAAAAACGGTCTTGCTGGCAAGTTAACTTCCTTAACTCCGTCGCCTTTAAATTGGGCCGCAAAATCGGTTAACTCGCTAGGCACCTTTACCCTAGTCCCAGTTCCAAACTCAACATAAGCCGCGTAATTGGCGCCAACCTCCACGCCTCCTGTAATTTCGTTTTTAGTTACTTTTATTGGCGTTGATTGTATGCTATTTTTTAGCGCGCCAGTATCAACGGCCACATTGCTTGCCGCCTCGCTTTCAATTGCCAATAATGAATCCTCAACCTCCGCCCGTACATAGTCGGAAACCTGATCCTCTAAGTTTTTTAAATACTTGTAAAAAGTATTAAGGCTTTGTTTGTTAAATTCAATGCTTAGCATTTAGTCTCGTTGAATTGCAATTAATTTAATCATGCGCTCGTATTCGTTCACGTCAATTATTTCGCTAATTACCAAAGTTTTGCCAGCGTAATTAATATGCATAGACTTGGTAATTGTAACCAAGGGATTGTCGCGAATAATTAACTCCCATTGGTTTTTTATAACCATTTGGTCCTCGCTATTTTGCCGCGCTCCGCTTAGATTGGTAACCTTTGCCCAGCAAGTATATGACAAGCCAGGTGCGGAATAAAAACCGCCGTAACCATCGCCAAACAAATTGGAATTGTAAAACGAAATGCGCTCACGCAAATCGCCCGCTTTAAGTTCCTTATTAGTCCTCACGCGCCAAACCAATTATAAGTTTTATAAGGCATCAAAACTGCTTTGACACCTAAAGGCGATTCGATTGCTTGTAAATCGCTGAAATCCTCACGACGTTCGTAAAGCGTGTTAACCATCATTTTAACGGCAAGCTTAATATCCTCAGGAACGGTTGTAAATCCAGCAACATAAACCATCTTAAACTTATAAGATTGGGCGCCGCCTATAATGTTAATCTTTGGAAATAATCCGACGTTTAGCTGGTAATTTAAAGTCGTCTCTACATTGTTTTGGTCAAGAGTCACGACCTTTGTAACATCGCCAGCCGCAATCAAAGGACCATAAGGAATTTGCCATTGGTATGGAAATCCAAACGATTCGATTGTAACTGTTTTGCGAATAATTGCCTTGCCCATGTACGACTCGCAATGTAGGCGCGCCACTTTTATAAGGCTAGTAATTAAAGTGTCCTCGGAACTTCCGTCAATTCTTGCGTAATCTTTAGCCTCGGCCAATGTGATTGGCTCGGTAACTGGCGACACGTCTGCAAACTGGATGGAATAGCCTGTAAAACTGCCATTTCCTAAACTGTATAATAAATCACTCATTGTATGGTTTTTTTGCTTTGTCAACGATAAAGGTATAAAAATGCTCTAGTTCTTGTTCTTGGTATTTTAGCCGTTCGTCCGCTAGGTTGCGCATAATGTTTTGGTGGAAATCGTAAAGGATTTCGTCGCTCATCAACTCGTCAATCTTTGCAGCCATGCCTTCTAAGTCCTCACGATCAAAGTATAAGCCAGCGGCGCCAAGACATTCCTTTAGTCCGTCCGTAGGCGTGCAAATTACTGGCAGCCGATTAATTGCCGCCTCTAAACCAACGCGGCCGTAACTTTCGTAGGTGCTTGGCACTAAAACAATGTTTGTTTTGCCATAAATCAAATGGACGTCAGGAGTTTGCGCGACATACTTTAAATTTTTTAAAGTGTCGTCCATGATTTGCTCGCCGTAACTTCCAAGCACGCCAAGAAATTTGCGCTTAGGCAATCGCTTTGCCAGTTCAATTAATATCTGTCCGCCTTTGTTCTCATTGCAATTAATAAGGGTAATGTATTGCCCATGCTTACGGTTGTACTTTACATCCTCGGGAAAAATCGGAGGTTTGCAAACAATCGACGCGTTAGGATAAGCGCCGTTTTGTACGTTCTTTTCGTTTGCCTTGTTGTTGTAAACAACGTGAATGTTTTGCGCTTTAAACCTTACGTTTCTGTAATCGGAATCGTTGTGGCTTAAAAAAATCAATTGCTTTTTAAATTGCCTAGACCAATTAATTGCAACTCCTGTATTGTCTAGGTGGGTAAATATCACGCTTGCATTTTGTAAGGCTAAAAAAAAGTCGTTTGAATAGTAACCAGTTATAAATTTTATAAACGCAAACTTTTCGCCGTCGGGATAAATTTGCCCCTCGGGTAAAATCACTTCAATACTGCATCCCTTTTCGTGAAAATATTTGGCGTAATGTTGAACGGTCCACTCGGCGCCCGAGTTATGTGTTCCCGCCCACGCGTGTACAAAAAAAACAATGTTCATGTTTTATGGCCTTTGATTTTATGAAAGGTATTGATTTTTAGATAAATAAAAAAAGGCCGCCAATATTTGGCGACCCTTTTATAAACAAACACTTACTTTCCTTATGCTGCGGAACCGTTAGCCAAAGCGGCTGCAAATGATCCGTAAACAATAGATTGAGAGGTGTAAACTGCCAAAGCAATTCTTTCCTCAACGCGTACCGTTACAAAGTTCTTAGTTACGTTGTCTGCATCTTGCTCGAAAAATTCGAGAGTTACGCCCTGACGAACGAACAACTGAGATCCAAGTGCAAAGTCACCAACAAAGAAATCGCCAGCAACAACGCCATTGATTGCGTAAACTGGAACGCCCATAATAAACATTTGACCGCCTGTCATTGTAACATAAGTAGGCAAGAGGTAAGCTCCAGCGGTTTCCTTAGTAGATACTAATTTAAGGTAATCCGATGGGTTAATCATGATTGCATTTGGCGCGTATTCGTTCTTAGTAGTTTGAACAACCGCAGCCGCCAACACGTCAAATCTGTTAATAGATGTTCCAAAATTAACAGTTGTCCAAGCTGAGCCGTCAGTTGCGAAACCATGCAAGTTTTGACCGCTTCCGCTTCCGTACAAAAGTTGGGTATCTTCAACGTTCAACAATTTGCTTGGCGCACGGCTAGAAAGATATGCAATCAATCCAGGGGTGTCGTCCAACATTTCTTTTGTCAAACGCATGAAAGTAGGAATTGTTCTAATAGAACGATCTACCGCAGTCAAATCGAAATCAGATTGAGGCTTTGCGGAACCTTGCGCGGTTGGAGCCGCAGCGTTGTCGTATGCTGATTCGCGCACGAAACGGATAAGGTTAGAGCTAGTCTGTCCAACTGGCAACAATTGACGAACGTTAACCTTACGGTTAGGAACAAACTTCAAATCAGGTACGCGGTCCGCTGGGATAACCTCACCAGTGTAAGCGTTTCCAACTGTCATGTCGGCGCCTTTCAATTCAAGGTCCAACTTTACTTTGTTAGCGTTTCCGCTTTTGTAGTTTCCAAATGCGTCAGAGTTAAACGCTTTCTCTAGTTCGCTAGAAAAAGAATAACCTTTTTGAGCGCTTGCGAAACCTGCTTGCGTTCTTGCATCTACTTGGTCTAACTGGCTTTGTAGCGCAGTTGCCTTTTCGTTTAGCTTAGCGGTTTCGGCAGAAAGATTTTTTCTGAACTCTTCGCCAGCTTCTTTCATTGACTTTACGTC